CTGGTGACCCGTTTTCTCCAAATGAACTTCCAAGTGACGAGTCGTTAGTTACTGATTTTAAATCCGTAGGCTCTGGCCCTACAGGGTTTGTGGGGATAGTCTGAACTTGATCCTCACCCACGTTCCCAAAAGAACCCCCAAGGGCGATATCATCTGTTATATCTGACATGCTGACTCCTTAAATTAGACCCCTTGCATCAAAACTAACATGAGACTGACCAGCGGAGAGTTTACGTTTCTTCTCTTCATTGTTCAATTCTTGAATAGCTTCTGCAAAGCGAGCTTTATACTTCTCTGATTGTTGATCTTCTTGTAAATAATCAAAGCACCTGTGTAGGGCACCAAACAACAAGACACGTTCATTCTGATCTTTTAACCAATTACCAACTTCCAGCACAAACCTCACGTATGAACCACTAAGCTCTTGATACGTTCTTTTCTCTAGGAACGTAAGTGCATCGTATTGAGCTTGAGTCTTTACATCATAAGTATCAGGATCTGCTTGAGCTTGAGCTAGTGTAACAGTTGATGGGACAATCTTACGTGCATCCAAAGCTGCTAGTCTTCTGTAATAGAACAACTCAAGGGTATCCCCTGTGCTCAATAACTCACCAGCAATCAAGATGCTAGATCCTTTTCTGGTAAAGTAACCACTGTTGTGAGTGGTGTCGTTGTAATCATAAAAGGTTTTAGTGTCAACAGTCTCGTTGTACACAGTGTCTCTATAAGAACTATGGTTATTGACACTGGGTATATCCGCTGTTGTCATGATTGCATAGTTACTTTGATTAACATCAGTAATTGTAGTACCACTCACTACAGATCCCACCTCTGGTCTATTAATAGAACCCATAGATCTTAGCACAATGAAAGACACTGTGTCATGAGGGATTGAAAAGGTGGCGTTAGAGATGCCGGGGTTTGTATCATTGTTATCAAACTGAGCATCTTTAATGTTATTACTTACAGCCACTGCATATACACCTTCAGATGTCTTTGTGCAGTAAGTGAGAGGTGTGTCCTTTCGCACAACAAAGTACCGGGAGAACTCCAAAGGTGGGATCTCTAAGTATCGGTATGATTCATCTGCGGCATATCTTAAACTTGATTGTATAATAGAGTCTGGAAGAACCGTTTCTTCACGGTTAGCCCAATCTCTTACCATCTTTACTAAATCTGTATATGTAGCCATTGGGCTTCTCCTGTTACCATTTAACTTTATCTGCCCAATAAGCTGCACTCATTGGCCCTCTCTTTATGTTCTTTTGATGCCTAGCTTTAAAGCTCTTACGCTTAGCTTTCATCTTATCAGACTCACCTGCTTTAGGCTTACCTGCGGTTGAGGCACCTTGCTCTCCAAACCGTATGATCTTTTCTACACCATTAGCACATGCCTTTACGACATGGCTTTTTGTTGGGTGGTTAGGAGTACGTTGGGGTTGGTTACATTTCATCTTCTTCTTATCAATTGCCATCCTTAGTTCTCCTTTTTCCACTTGCAGTCACATCATGGTTGATTCGTTTAGAGCTAGTCTTCTTTCTCTTACTACGCTCTTTCTCTTCTTTAGTCATTTTAGCTAGGACACCCTTTGGGCGGCAAGAGGGGTAGGGTCGTTTACTGTTCTTTGCAGACTTACGACCACAAGCTTCCCCTGTTTTTAAATCTGTCCACTCTTCGTTAAACCACTTGCTAAGGCCACCTTTGTACTTCATCGGTAACCTCCACCACGTTTCTTGTATTGTTTAACTAGCCAAGCATTAGCATAAGCTGAGGGGTACACATCAAACTTACGTTTAGCTTCAGACTTAACCCTTGAGTACAGTGCTTTATCTGTAGGGGTAGGTTTAGATAGTGGGCCTTTTCTCTCAGCCATGATTACCTCCTAGTAAGACATTAACGCTGGATACTCTGACTTCATTATCGCAATGACCTTACGAACTGCGGTAGGGTCGTGCATGAAGTTTGCATCGTGTACGTCAATCTTGTATTTAGTTAAAATATCTAAAGCCACTAGATCAGGGATGGTACATGCTTTCTTGTACCCAATATCCTTACGACCTATACGAGTACCTTCTCGATCAGCTTTAGCTTGTGCTATAAAAGGTGCAGCATCTTGATGAATCTGAAAGTCACCTGTGCCCACATCAATACCACCTGTCATTCCACCTGCGGTGTTGATACCATAATAATTAGAATCCATTAGTCCCACCTCTTATATCTTAATTCGTTATCGCTACAAAGCGACCAGTCTTACCAATGACACCCAGTACAGGCCCAACGATAGCGAAGTCAATGCTACCCTTAATAAAGCGTCCTGATGTCAGTTCATAACCACCACCTGTTGCATCTGCGGTTACCCACACACAGTCTTCAGCAGGGAGGTTGTATTGTGTTCCAGCTGTGAATCCATTAGCTGTTGTTCCGATTGTACCTTTAATTACCATCATAATTACTTATCTCCTAAAGCAATAATAAAAAAAGGGGAAGCAGCCCTAAAGCCACCTCCCCCATAGATGTTACTCTAAAGTCTTACTTAAGACCGTAGATAGCACCACAACCCAATGGGTTCTTAACTTCAAACGTGTTCTCTTCTACCAACATACCGACAGTAGAGTCACCCTTCTGGCCTACATCTACTTCAGCCAAAGGACGAAGTGATGCAAGTGCAAACCACTGAGGATCATATACAAGTGCACATGAGTCAGAGAAGTCATTCGCAGTACCAGCAGTGCCAGTCTGGAGACCCATGATGTAGTTTGGAACTACCATCAGATCACCAAAGTCAGACATGTAGATATCAACAGACTGACGTAACTTGCCATCTGCATCAATGTTACGCTGAACGCCAGTGTCACCAACCATCAGGTCAGAGAAGTCACGACGAAGCTTAGGAGACAACATGATCTTAGTTGCCTTACCGCCTTGCTCGTAGATCTTCTGCATGGTGCCGTCAATGTCAGTCAAGCTTAAAGCAGCTCGTGAAGCATCAGCAACTAGAGTAGGAGCGTGAGTTCCCTTCGCAGCGTTAGCACCAATTGCAGTACCAGAAGCAAAAGTACAAGTAGCAGCATCGTTTACGTATGACTGATAGCCACCCATAGTACGAGTGCCAGTGCCGTTAGCAACCTGATAGCCATTTACCAGATCGTGCTCGATGTCACGACGAAGCTCAGTACCACGCTTCTTCAACTGGTAAGCGTACTCATCAGCAACACCAGCTTGGTCAACAGCACGACGAGTGCCAGAGACAGCGATGGTCTTACCGTTGATCTGAGTGTAGTTACCCAGACGAGTGCGGAATGGGCCTACAGGGTTGTAAGCTGCTCCACCTTCAGAACCGCCAGCACCGGGCTGTACGTAGTCAGCACCGTCAACAAGCTTAGAGTTGCCGGGTGCAGCTAGCTCATCAGTCTGCCACTCATGGAAGATTGCAGTAGCTTTGCTCTTACCGATAGACGATAGGAATGGAGTCTCATCACGAGTGATAAGGGAGATAAAGTTAGCAAGATCTTCACGTTGTGAAACATTGCTGTTAGAAGTTCCAGAGGCAACGCCTCCAGCTGGGCCTGTGGTAGCTCGACCGCCAATTGTAGCCATAATAGTATTCCTTATAATTAATTAGAGTTTCAGAGAGTTTGCTGCATAATCCCGCAGAAAAGCCATCTGGTCATCAGAGGAAGCATCTTCACGGAAGGCTCTTGCCTTCGTCATCTTGGATGCGTCCTGCTTCTGACGATTGGGTGACTTCGCCTTTTTGGTAGGTACTGCTTTCTTTGAAGGAGCAGCCTTACGCTTGGCTTGGCCTTTAGTGACACCTTGCTTTAACACACGGTAATCATTCAATAGCCGAACAATGTTAGGATCAACAATAGAATCTACAAGCTCTTCAGATACGCCTTCACCTACGGCAAAGTTACGTATATCAGCAGCTAGGTCAGCATTAAATCCGGGCAACTGTGCTTCAATGTTATCATTAAAGAAAGTAAGTTGTTCTTCCCAGAGCTGTTCCTGAACAGATTGTTGTTGCACTTTGAGTTGTTCTTGTAAGCCTTCACGTTGCTTGCGAGCATTCCAGTATCTTTTCTGGACTTGTTCACGTTGATCCTTCAGTTCGCCCACCTCGTAAGTATCACCATCAGTACGAGCCTTATCAATCTTAGACTCGATGTCATGGTATTCCTTAGCAAGGTTTTGTTCAGTTCCTACTAGAATTGCAGCAGAAGCGTTACCAAGTTCTTGCACTTCAGCGAGGGCTTGTGCCCGTTCGTCTTCAAGTGCTTTCTTAGCTTCGCCTAGTTCACGACCCTTTTTACTAAGTGAGTTGTCAGTTTGATAGCCTTTCAGGAGATCCGCAAAGGATACATCCAGTTCTTCACCATCAATCTTAACACGGACTTTAGCGTCCAGATCTAAATCGTCAGCAGTAAACACATCGGTCTCTTGGGTAGCCTCGGCATCCTCATCCTCTGTCTCATCTACTTCCTCTTCATCTCCCTCTTCAGTAACGGTTTCATCAGATTCTTCAGGGTCTTCTACTTCGTCTGATTCCACCGGGTCAACCTCTGGAACTTCCTCATTAGGTAGCGGAGCTTCGTTCTCAATGAAATCTGAGTTACTTAGCACGGCATCTAGGAGGCTCTGTTCGGTCTGACCGTTATCGGACATCTGCACATTGTCATCCATAGTGGGTAGAGTAGTGTTGTCTGTCATATTTAATTCCTCTTCTATTTAGCAACAGCTTTCTTAGCTGCTACCTTTTGCGTAGTTAGTTTAGTTGCTGGTACTAGGTTAGCTTCATAACGATCCTTGAGAGTATAAAGACTCACCAAGTTGTTTGAGTTTAACTTACATTTACCTGCGCTACGCATTGAATCATATTCTAATAATCCAATCATCCCCACTACATTCTCTAGCAGGGTTTCATAATTAATTGCTCTACTGTCCATCGTCCTCGACCTCTCTTTCTAAGTGTGGTATGTTCTTTCCGTACATCTCGTATTGTGCTAGCTTGGACTTAACGTCCCCCAAGGATAAGACACAGGAGTAAATAAACTCTCTGGTCTTATTCTCATGGGGTTCCGTGTTGAGAAACTGAAGGTAGTAATCTACCATCAATTCCCCATAAGCTCCAGTGAAAAACTGTTCACGTTCTCTTGAAGCGAACTGGGCGTTCACTAGAGCTTCCTTTGCTAGGACATCTGGATGTACATTCTTCAACCGCTTCTCGGCTGTCTGCTTGTACTTATTCATCCTGTTCCTCTTATTAGATTGGTAATTGTTGCTGCATCATTGCCATCATGTCTTTTTCAGACATTTGGTCTTGGGTACCTTGTCGGGGTTGTTCCGGGGCAATTGGCTGCTCCGTTGGTTGTCCTTGGCCCTGCCCCATAACTTCAGCTACCATTCCTAGTATCTGATCATACGTTGGGTGCTCAGGGATAACAGCACCTTCCTTTTGTGCTTTGATCGTTAGATCAGCCCACTCTTGGAAGTGCTTGTCAATGGCCACTGCCATTTGCTTAGAGTTGTCTTGTACAGTGTTAGCACTCTGTGCATCAGTGTAACGAACATTAGCTTCCGACAGATCAACATCAGCCTTAGCTTTTCTGTTCTGAAGTTCCTGTGTCTTCTGGGCATTCTCAGTTTGTGATTGAACTGCCTTAGCAGCATTCTCTTTAAACTCATCAGTAGTGTAATCTTCTAGGAAGTCATTACTGGATAGGCCCATAGCTTCTAACAGTTTAGTTGCAAGTACCGCAGGTGACTCTGGCTTAATGATACTGCCAGCTCCAGCTGAGTTCAATGCAGGTAAGACTTGTTGTCCTACTGTTGTTAGCTTATTGATCAGGTTAGCATTACTGTTCTCACCGATGTCCAAGATGACATCACATTCCATACGGTCTGGTAGGTTTCCACAATCCACAACCTCTGTCATACCACCAACACAGACATTCATCTGCTTGGTTTGCTTACGGATAGTTGAGTACACACCTTCACATAGACGCTTGAGACCTGTCTCAGCGAACCTACGGGCGATGTGTTGGATACGTTTCTGGGAAGCAGACTGCACAGCAGCCATCTTACCTTCACTATTACCAGAGACATACAGTGTATCGTTAAGGCCTTGAGCAGCCTTAGACATACCTGTCGCTTGTTCTTTAATAATCTGTAGGTGTTGCAGTAGCGGCACAGTACCAGTCGAGATAGTCTCAGGGGGTAGGGCTGCAACAGCACCTTGTGGTGATCCGTTAGTCGGGATGATCTGCTTAGGCTTCATGTTCTGCAATGCAGAGAAGTCTACCACGTTTGGATCAGCTAGCTTAGGACTATAGTTAGTGAGGTACGTGTTCTCCACGAAGCCCCTTAGAATAGCCGTAGCAGCCAGTGTAGACGAACGGGTAAGGTCAGCTATAGATAGGCCATAGAACTCGTAAGGGATGTCTATAGGAGACAATGAGGCTACTTGAATGAGATCACAGTCTTCCTCATGGAACACTCTTCCACCAATCATAATGAATCGCTTAAGCTCAGCAATACCATCACCATCACGGTCAACATTCATCCAACACTCAGTTACAGACAGCTCACGGTTAGCCTCTACAGGCATAGAGTCACTAGAACCCTGCCAGTAAGACATGCCAACTACCTCTTTACGGGCAGCAACGTCTTGACTGTAGCGTGTATTACCTGACCAAGCCATACCACCTAGCTCATCCCACTCATCATCACTGATGTTCTCAGCAATATCAGGCCAGTACTTACGGATCTCACTGCGTGTCATGTCTGTTTGGATACCAACAAAGGCAGCATCATCAATACAGGTAGCATCACGGGAAATACGGAAGTTCTCTGGGGGAATATTCTCTAATCGTACCTTAGATCGGTCTACTGTACGCTTAATACGCACATTTACGTAGACAAGTTCAGCATCACCTGTAGCATCTACCTCATTCTCGAACTCAAGGTCACCTACAATCTCTACAGACTCATCAGACAGCAGCTCATCAAGCTTTGCCTGTGATATTACTTCGTATTCTTCAAAGGTTGTGTAGTAATCCTCTACATAATCCCATCGAATGATACCATTCTTCCA